AAGAAAATGCGCGGCGGCGGAATGGTTAAGAAAATGCGCGGCGGCGGAATGGTTAAGAAAATGCGCGGCGGCGGAATGGTAAGAAAGAAGTAAGTTATGGCAACTTCTGGAAGTCTAAATTTTGAACTTGATGTAGCAGATTACATTGAAGAGGCTTTTGAGCGCTGCGGCTTAGAAGTTAGGACTTCTTACGACTATAAAACGGCAAGACGTTCTATAAACCTAATGCTAGCAGAATGGGCAAACCGTGGTTTAAACCAGTGGACAATAGCTCAACGATCTCAAGCTTTGACACAAAGCACGGGTGACTATGACCTAACTTCCGACATAATAGACGTCTTATCTGTTGTTGTACGCCGTAACGGGACTGATTATGCGCTAGAGCGTCTTAGTCGGGATGACTATTTATCTATTCCCACTAAAACAACGGAAGGCCGCCCAACTCAGTTCTTTTTGGATAGGCAGATCACGCCGCGCTTAAAACTATGGCCCGTCCCGGAGAATAGCACAGACGTGGTGTATTATGATGCTCTAACCCGGATGGAAGATGCGGATAAGCTGGTAAATACAATGGAAGTCCCGTTTCGTTTTTACCCCTGTTTAGCAGCGGGGCTGGCTTACTATTTGTCTATAAAAAGAGCGCCAAACAGAGTTCAGCTATTAAAAGCGGTTTATGAAGAAGAGCTTGAAAGGGCTATGACGGAAGATCGGGATAGGGCTTCCTTTAATGTGGTTCCGCAGTTTCAATACTTTAGGACAGGCTAATGTCTAGGTTCTCTACCGGAAAAAACTCTTTTGCTATATCGGACCGCTCTGGACTGCGATATCGTTACAAGGATATGCGCCGAGAGTGGAACGGCCTTTTGGTTGGTCGAGATGAGTTCGAGCCAAAACAGCCTCAGTTAGGGCCTTTTAGAAAAGTTGTGGACGCTCAAGCTCTGAAAGATGCGCGACCGGATAGAGTTGAACCCCCGGTGGAGAGACTTCTTACTCCAAACGCTTTCACTTCTGGGAGCGCCGCTTCTGCGGTTATAACTGTTTTTGAGCCCTCTCATGGCCGGTCCACCAGTGATACAGTGAGGTTTAGAAATGTATTTGGATTTGATGGGTTTACTAAAGCAACTATTGAAAATGCTTCAGGGTATGTTATCACCGTCACTACGACGGATGAATACACCTTTACCGCCGCATCAGGAACCGCGACAACCGGTAATACACGAGGTGGTGGTGAAAATGCGACCGTGGGGCCAGTGACATTGGTGAGTTAAATGAGCTTTACATATCTAGAGTTGAAGACAGCTATTCAAGACTTTACCGAAAACTCGGAAACGTCTTTTGTAACAAACATTCCTAACTTCATTACCGGAGTGGAAGATCGTATACATTCGTTAGCCGACTTGGAGTTCTTTCGTAAGAACGCTACCGCGGCACTAGATGCCGACGACCCTTACCTAAGTGTTCCCAGTGATTACTTGTCTTCGTTTTCTTTTCAGATAACTTCTGCCGGTTCGCAGGGATTTTTAGAAATAAAAGATGTAAACTTTGTGCAGCAATACACCTTAGATGCTGGCGCAACAGGTCTACCTCGTTACTATGGTGTTTTTGATGTAGATAATTTTATAGTATCTCCGACGCCGGATTCTAGTTATGACGTAGAGTTACACTACTATTATCGCCCGACCAGTTTAGTGGATTCAACAATCACGTTGAACCACAGCGCTTCTGTTGGCACCTTTATAGCTGGAGAATATGTAACGGGGGCAACTAGTGGGACCGTGGCACAAGTTGTTACTGTTCCTAATAATACGAGTGTTACTATTTCCCCGAAGACCATATCTGGGACCGGGTTCTTAGCGTCAAACGTAGGCAGCGGCACAACGTATGGCGTCACCGAAAACATTGCTGGTCTGACTAATGGAGCTACTGCTACTACGACAACCCTAGTTAGCCCTTTAACGTGGTTAAGTGAAAATGCTCCAAACGCTCTCCTTTACGGTGCTCTCGTGGAAGCCTACACGTACATGAAGGGAGAGGCCGACATGATGCAGTTGTACGAACAACGGTTTATGCAAGAAATGCAGCGCTTAAAAGATTTAGCGGAAGCTAGAGAAAACACGGACGCTTACCGAAAAGGGCTGCCTGAAAGACCTAGAACATAAAGGTATTTAGATGGCTTTACTTATTAAAGACAGAGTAAAAGAAACCACTGCCACGACTGGTACAGGGACATACACCCTTGCTGGTGCGGAAGATGGTTTTGAGTCTTTTGCTGAAATAGGTGACGGCAACACCACTTATTATGCGTGTACTGATGGCACGGATTTTGAGATCGGTATTGGCACATACACAGCCTCTGGTACAACTCTCGCTAGAACCACTATCTTACAGTCAACAAACTCTGATGCAGCAGTTAACTGGACGGCTGGCGATAAAACTATTTTCTGTACCGTTCCTGCTGAAAAGTATGTCTTTCAAGATGCAAGCGGGAATGTGGATGTCACTGGCAATGTGACGGTCACAGGTACTGTAGATGGACGCGATGTAGCGACAGACGGAACAAAGCTAGACGGTATCGAAGCACTAGCAGACGTAACTGACGCAACCAATGTAGCAGCCGCTGGTGCGCTAATGACCACTGGCGGTTCGGTCACTGGTAATGTTTCATTCGGCGACTTTGACGAAGCCGTCTTCGGTGTTCACGATGACCTTCGGATTTATCACAATGGAACTTCTAATTTTATTCGCTCAGATAATGTTACAGGTGGCGCACTAGGTGCTGGTGCTTTAATTATTCAAGCCGAAAGTATTACAAATAAAATTGTCACTAGCGGCGGCTCTATATATACCCGAATATACGCAGATAGTAATGGTGTAGATTTGAGTGGCTCTGTAGATGTAACAGGTAATGTTTCTGTAACTGGAACAGTAGATGGTCGTGACATTGCAACGGATGGTACAAAGCTAGACGGTATCGAAGCTGGTGCAACTACTGATCAGACACCTTCAGAAATCCTTACAGCAATCAAGACAGTAGATGGCGCAGGTTCTGGGTTAGATGCTGATCTGCTGGATGGAGAAGGCAGTACCTATTATACAAGTCGTATAGCCAGCGTTACCAACTTATCATCGTCTGCTGATTTGGACAGTCTAGGAACTACTTATGGTTGGTGGACATGGTCAAATTCTGTTCCCTCAAACGCTCCAGCCGCTTATGGCATGATGCTTTATTTTAAGGATGGCTCCCAACCTCAACAGTTAGTTCAAACTTATGGTGGGGCGACAAATAAAGTCAGCTTGTACGGCAGAAGGCAAACTAACGGTGTATGGGATACTTCGTGGACAGAATATTTAACATCAGGCAGTGATATCAATGTTGCTTCTATCGCTTTCAGTGACACAAGCCCAACTCTATCAGAAAACGGCAACTATCTGCGTATCCAGACATCCACTGGTTACTTAGACCTTGGATCGAACAATACTTCTTGGGCGCACTTTTACACGGACAGACCTGCCTTCTATTTCGGAACTGGGGCTTCGATGAACGGCCATTTCTTGCCATACAATAATGCCGCTTACGATTTAGGTGCAAGCGGTGCTAGTTGGCGTGACTTATATGTCAATGACCGCATCTTGATGGCTGATGCTGGCACGATCACAAAGGCATCCCAGACCGCTGATACTAGCAGTATGTACATCGGCACTGGTGCTGGCGAAGCAATGAACAGCGCAGGGACTCTGGAAAATAACACATTCGTTGGTAACTATGCCGGTGAAGATGCTTCAGGCGCAAGTCAATGTACGGCTTTTGGCTATCAAGCCTTTCAATCGGGATATGCTCAAACAGGTATTACAGCGATTGGCTACAGAGCCTCTTATAACACAGCAGGGGCATATTTAACCGCTGTAGGCTTCCAATCTGGCCCTCAATCAGCCTCCGGAATAGGTTCTGCCTACAACACCTTTATCGGTGCTTACGCTGGTGACACACCGACCACTGGAGATGACAATGTTTGCGTAGGCTATTCTGCTGATCTACTTGCAACCAGTAATACTGATTCAGTAGCCGTAGGTTGGTCAGCGAGGGCTGGCAACAGTTCTGTCAGTGTAGGTCATACGTCTCAGTACAGTGGAAACAGTGGCAGTAATTATTGCGTAACTGTAGGCCGCCAATCTGGTTTCGACATGGATGGTGGAGATTACTGCGTTTTTGTCGGTTATCGATCTGGCTACGCTGGCGGCACTGGAAACGACAACATAGGAATTGGTTCATACTCTATGGACGCTTTAACTAGCGGTTATGACAATACATGTATGGGACATAGTTCCGGCGGTGCTATAACCACTGGTTACAATAATGTCTGTATAGGACATACTGCTGGAACTGTTATTGGCACTGGAAATAGTAATGTCTGCGTAGGACATGATGCTGGAAGTCTTTACGCAGGAAGTTCAAACTGTACTAGTCTTGGACATCAAGCACAGTCACCCACTAATACGTCAACAAATACAATTACTCTTGGTAACAGTAGCATATCCAGTTTGAGGTGCAACACGACTTCAATATCAAGCCTGTCTGATGAGCGTGATAAGACGGCTATCGAAGACATACCATATGGATTAGATTTTATAAATGCAATGCGTCCTGTCGAATTTACTTGGAATAGGCGTGACGGCTCTATGGGTGCAACAAAAGATATTGGCTTTATTGCACAAGAGTTAGCAGAAGTTGAAATGGATTTTAGTTCAACTAGCAGAACTAGAATGGTTTCATTTGACAACCCAGAAAAATGGGAAGCTGCTCCGAATAGAACTTACCCAATACTTATTAAAGCGGTACAAGAGTTATCCGCTAAATGCGAAGCCTTAGAGGCTAGAATACAACAACTGGAACAAGGAAATTAAAACAATGGCTGTAAATGAACTTGAACGTGACTTCATGAGTATTTTGCATGAGTGCGACATGATCGAAAGCATAATCGCTGGGCTAAAGATGGACGAGGCCACAGATGCTGAAAAGAAGCAACTTGTTGGCAATATCGTCATGAAGCTGGAGATGGATATGCTTGATGACAAGTGGGTGACGGCAGGTAAAGACTGCACTCGCATTAACGAAGTCATTGCTGCTGGGCGCACTTACTGGAAGGCTTAAAAATGTCGGAAAA